GTTACAAGGCGCGCACCGAGAACGGTGGAGACTTGCTTTTGTGCGTATGCCATTTCCATCTCAATGCGGTCAGAGCGAAGATGGTCCATACGGAAACGACTAACTCGCTGACCATCTGGCCCTGCTCCAGTGTATCCCGTCCACGCGAAAGTGTATCCGGCAGCAGGATTCATTAATGAAGCAGCAGGTGGCACGTAAAGAACCAGCGCTGTGTCGCCAGTATAAATACGGGCAAGGGAATCGGTGGCTCCTTCTAGCGCGCTATTATAAACGCCGCGAGCGACCAGCACCTTATCCATGCCGAACAACCCTGCCAGCATGTCTTCCGTAACTACGCCCGTCTGCGTGTATCTAATGCGATCCACAACATCCGAGGAATTCTTCAGCGCGGTGAAGGCATCTACGCCAAGGACAAGAGTATTTGCTCGGAAGCCAGTCTTAGCCTCAACTGAATCTGCCTGTGCTTCAACATCTTCAATAGGCGTAGCGCCTGAAGCGTCCCACTTTGTGCCGGGGGTGATATCAGAGCCGGTTGTAGAACCAGTCCAAGACCCGCCACTGAAGAAGCTACTTGCCCAGTCTCGATCTCGTTTAATGAGCATCTGCTGCGTAAGAAACTTAGTAGCATCGCTATCCATATCAAGCGGTGCGTCGGCATTGGCACGGATGGCGTCGTCTACATCTTTATGCAAAGCAACGACATCTGCTGAGTAAGAAGTCGTACTCAGGTCGTATCCAGCGCCCCTTGATTCTGTTCCAGGCGCACGGATCGCTGCTTCACTACGGAGAAAATCTCCTTGGTCGTAAGTGAAGTAGAGGTCGCTCTGCTTGGGAACAGGGACGATTGGAAAAATTTTCGAAGAAATAAACTTCGCTGAGTCTTGGACATAAGCGATTGATACGTTGGTTAACGGCGCGTTAACATGAACGTCACCTCTAGTTGGCTTAGGCATCTCTAGTTCCTCCTATAAATGCGTTCTATTAAACGGTTGAGCCGTTAGCGCCTGTAAATACGATTGAAATAATATCACCGTTGGCGGTCGAATCTTCCAGGCAAATTCCCAAACGATATGCGCCGGAATCTTGAATCTTGCCAGCGCCGTTCGCCTCGCAAGAAATAATCGATCCCGAATCCAGAGTGGACGTGGTGCCGATATAAAGCTTGGTGACGCCAGAGATCGCAATGGTGCACGCTTGTCCGCTTGTAGGTTTGTTCTGGAGAACACCGATGGCGTTTCCGTCATCCCCACAAATAGCCGCTTTACCGTCCCCATCGACCTTAACAAAGCGATACTGGTACGACGATAAGTCTGCCGCCGCTTCCAGGGTAATTGTCAATTGATTATCTGTCCATGCCATGATGGATTCTCCTTACTGACCTTGCTCGTCAAGGTACTGTGAGTAGAGTTCTGGATTAGTTTTCATAGCCGCTTCAAAAGCCTTGGCATACGAACCGCCAGATTTTTGAATAGCCTCTTTAGCCATGCCATCAAGTTTAGCATAAGCAGATGCCCCGCTACCTCGACTGTCCATTCCCGAACCAATTTCTTGGAGCAGGCCGGTCTTCTCGATAGTCGCGCTTACTGATTTAAAAATAGATTCTACATCAGCAGCAATCTCAGGCGCTACAACATGCAGCGTCTTAAGCATTAAGCCCACCTCTTCAGGCGACTTACCGGGCACATAAGGGAACTCCTTACTAGCCTTTTCTACAAACTCCTTACGGAGCCTCTCGTCTCGTTCAACTGTAAGAAGCTTCTCAAGCTTATCAGCCTTCTCTACGTGCTGGCGATTAGATTTCCAAAGAGCCCTTACCTGACCGCGAACAGCGGGAGGTAATTTAGTCAAAGACTTTTCAATTGAGTTCTCAGTCATCTCGACCTTCTCTTCGTCTTCGTCTTCTTCTTCGTCAAGCTCGGCCTTGGCCTCGGCTGCTGCTTCTTCAAGCTCGCCCGGCTCTTCAGCCGCCGCTACCGGCTCTGCTTCGGCTTCTTCTTCCTCTTCGTCTTCAGCGCCTTCTCTCTCATGAACGGGCATATCTACGACTTTACCGACTTCTACTCCAAGCCCTTTAGACAAAAGCGATACTGCTTGGTCAGCAGGCAGAGTGTCCGAGTAAGCGTTGAGGATTTTCATTGCGCCTTTTAAAGCTTCAGCAGCTTCGGGGTTTTCACTAACCGCGCTGCTTTTTACTACTGCATCAAACTTGGCATCTTCGCTACTGGGAGCGTCAATAACCGCATGTAGAATATCTGACATAGCATCTATCTCCGATGTTTTAAGGACAGGAAACCGCTTCTTATTGTTTGCCCCATGGGGGACCAAACTTACTTCCAATGTTTCCACGTCAGTTAAGGCTGTTATAGCCATTAGCGTTCTTCTTTCAGCTCTACGAACTCCACACTAGGCATTTCGCTCTTGGACGTTTTCTCTCGGCTTCCATAACCGCCAATAGAATAAGCGTTTAGGTCACCGTCTTTTACAGACGCCCACTCCGCATCTCCTAGCTTAGTCCCTAGTACCCATGAGCCTGAGTGTACAATGTCTTCACCGAATGGCATTGTATAAGCTCTGTGAGGTTCATTGGCCATAGCACTATCGTAGTCTGCCCGGCTTGGATAAGGAACCATATATGATTCTACCGGAAAGGCATTTGCTTTCGTACTATGATCTAACCCAATTACCCGCGACTCGGCGAGCCATCTATGGGCTGTTTCCTCTACCGCTTTCGGAGAAACCCAGTCGTCTTGAGAATCGACTTGATAGGGGTCAAGCACAATCCCATAGACTATTTGTTTCTCCTGGTCTGCCTTCAAGATCGGCACAACCATGGTCAGCTTTTCTTCAGACTCGCCAGGAAGAACCTGACTAATACTTTCCCGCTTTTCTATCAGCTCATCGGGCGCAGCATCTCTGTCCTTTATTATTTCTAAGTCTGGACTACTTTGGGTGGTTAGGTCAAGTAAGAATTTCCCGCTACGTTTTAGTACGGCATTTAACTTACGAGTTATCTCACCGCTATCGCCGAACCGTCGGACGGCTTTAGGGTGAGGGAGGGAGCATGTAGCCATGTCTCCTAGAGCGTTCTTAGCAACACGTCCCAATGCTATAACCTCTTGAGGTTGCTTACTTTCTAGCCAGGGCAATTGAGTCACGTCTATTAAGCAGATATCTTTCTTGGTCAGGTTGAGCGGTTGTAGGTAGAGGTCGTTAAAAGCCTTACCATCCTGCCCGACTAAATATTCGCCCCGTGCCTTGTCTACCTCGTTAGGTTCTTCCACAACGAATACCACCTGACTATTCGGATTGTGGATTGGCACACTGCTCTTATTTAACTTCTTGAGTTTAGCCTTCTCGACTTCTTGGAGCTGTGTTGCTTCCCGCATCAACTCACAAGTGGGGCACTTAATATCACGTCTACACATCTCGTCCATCATTACCGAAGCAGTGCGGACTATCTTGGGGTGAAGCTCCATGTCTTTTTTGTGGTGAGAAAACCACTCATCGAGATAATCCCAAGCAGTTAAGAGATCGCGGTTTGCCAAACCTCCAATGGTCTTAGGAGTCATCTGTGCCATAGCCATAGCAGCAAGGAATTTAGTATTAGTTTTTGCGTACCGCCTTTTCCCTCCCGCCTTGCTTCTAGCGGCTTGGTGAATCTTAGCGTATGCCCACCCAGGTATTCTTTCCTTTGCCAGCTTCAGGGCTTCTTCCAAATATTCTTTACTGGCTTTCTCGAACCTGGAGCCTACTCGACTGGTCGCTACTCTAGCAGCCAGTTCTTCATCGCCAGACTCTTCAAAGATTGCTTGGTACACATCGTCCCACTCAGATGGTTTTTCTATCTTAGTTTCGCCATCAAGCATCAGCGGTCTCCTCTTGCACAACTTCTGGTAGTGGTGGGGAAGGGGTGCGCCCTACTTCGCCTATTATTAAATCGGCCTTCTCCACGGACACATTAAAAGCAACAACTATGATTTGAACAGCCGAGGCACGGGGCAAGGTTCCCTCAGATACGCTCTGGATAATTGTAAGAAGCGAAGCGACTTGCGCGCCGTTCATTGTTACGGAAGCGATTGATTCGCCTCCCGTCTGAACTCCCTCCTCCTCCGTTGTATCGTCGCCCATCGGCATTGCCTCCGTTGGTTCCGTCACTGCATCGCCTTCAGGTTCTTCAGCAACGGTTGCTTGAGCATATAAATCCGCTTCCGCATCTAACTCGTCCTCGCTTGGCTTTGCAGTCTCTACATCCACTGCTGGTAAGTTAGCGAACTCTCTAACCCATTTCTCCAGCTCATCGTCTGGAGTAATAAGACCGGCTCCTGCCAAGCTAGTGAGAGCGCCAGCTAGCTCTTGGATGTCCGGCGTTTCAATGTCGCTGAAAACAATCTCAGGGAAATACTCTGGTTCGTTCCATCCATTCAATCTCATGAGCGGAGCGATTGCCTTCTCGTTAAACACTGAGGCAACGGATTGAAGATACGTGCCGAGAGCTTGAGCGAAGAGCGCAGTCTTGTTGCTACTCAAAGCGAATGAACCCACACCGTCCATGCCTAGCAGTACGAACTCGCCGAGCACAGACATTGCAATTCTTGACTCGTACCTCTTTACGATCTCGTTAACGTCTAACGGTCTACGCCCTCCTGCGCTAAGCAGGCTGAGTTTAAAGCCACTGGGGTTTCCATCGATATCAGTGTCCGAAGGAATGACCACACCTTCGTACTCGTCCCGTCTAATCTTTTGAATCATATCTCGGAAGTCATCGACTACTGACTTCTGTGCTGATGTAGCGTTGCTGGCTAACAACTCAACGGGGACTTGCATTACCGGGAGGCCAGCTAAATCTCTCTCGATACCGATGGCCTCTATTTCTTGGATGCGCTTACAGAAGAACCAAGACCGATAAGCGTTCCGCAGAATGCTCCTGCCTTCTGGGTTGTTCTTGTGAGTCTCTGTTCTAAACAGCATCGCTTTTTCGAGAGGGATAAATTGTATGGCATAGTCTGGCGGCGCCATTTGCCACATACCTATCGTCTGGCCTTCTTCGTCGAACTCCCAGCGGTAGAGTGTGTCCTGTGAACGAATACCAAACTTTCTCCAACCTATTCGGCCATCATTGAAAAGACTGTTCTTGCGCGGGTCGTCGCTATCGCCGCTTCTAATCTTGTAGAGGATTTCAAAATACGACCATCCGAATGCCAGCATAGATAAGACTTCAGCAAGAAAGTCAGACCAAGTAACGTCCATGTCTTTCAAGCATTCTTCGACGTACTCGGCATATAGTTTATGCTTCTCTTCTTCCCCACTAGGTTGAACTGTGACGTTAGTTTGCCTAACTAAAGTTTTAATGGCGTAAAGGATTGCGCCAATTACCGGGTCATTGTCTTTCATCTCAGTGAAGACTTTGACACCTTTGGTGCCTTCTAATTGGCGTAGCCATTCTTCATTAACCAGACCGCCTTGCTGGTTAAGCCCGGATGAACCCAGAACATCTAGAATGCCGTAGTCGTCTATCTTCTCAGTCATCTTTACTCAGTTCCAATCTATATAAAATCAGCGGCTTGTTCTGGACTTAGTGGGCGGATGCTGCATCGGCAATTTACTATCTCCTCTACATCAGCGCCAGGATCTCCAGGGTATTCTAAAGCCACTCCGGTTGCGGGATTTACAAAAGACTCACCTGCTCGTCTTACTTGCATGTTAAGGGCATCGTGCTGACGGTCGCCAGACATCCCATCTGTTTCGGCCAACCACATATAATGAGTTGCGCCCATTACTTTTCCTGCTTCAAGCCTGCCTCTATTCCTAGCTTTATTGGTTTCGGTTCTTGCTATCATTCTAGCACGCGCGCCAATGCCGTGAGATGTGAAACGTTGACCGAGCGGTTTAAGTATGGCGGGCGTGTCCTTGGCTGTAGGAACAAGAAGCCAACCTCTTAGCCGTCCAGCTATTTGGTTTGTAGTTAACCCTGGCTCTTTTGCCATCCATGTTCCCATAGCCGCGCCAACAGAATGCTGCATCTCTTTCTCAAGCCCCCGCCTGATTCCCTGCACTGCTACTTTACTCTCAGCAGCAAATGATGCGCTTGCGGTCGGCGTAAATTTCCAAGCAGTTCCAGCGAACTCTTTTCCGCTATCGGTTAACTGACGTACCCCGTAAAGTTGGAGGATGCGGAGCAGCGTAACATCGTCCCAGATTACTGCTTTACTTACGGGCACAAAAGCGCGAAGACCCTTGCTGCGTATCTCCGTAAGTATCGCTTTAATTTGCTTCCGTGCTTCTTTCTTTATCCACGCTTCTAATGCCTTAGAAAAAGCTTTTGCTCTGGCAGTTGTTTTGCGGCTCTGCCGGCGAGACTCGCCTTTAAAATCATTCTGGAAGATCTCTTCAGCTTTATAGATTACCAACTGCATTAAAACCAATTCCTCGGTGCATAGTTGGCTTCTGTATCTATGCGAATATCTATGACTGATTTGCTATCCAGTTCAGTGATTGCATAAACCAAGGCATCGAGTCTGTCCGGACTCTTACTCAAGTAAGCTTGTGAGTAAGTACAAAGCTGGTCTTCCAATGAAGCGAACCCCCCAACATGGTGTACCATAGATTGCTCGTACCGTGCAGCAACCGGTTCCGCTCTAACGTATTTTCCTTTGCTGGCATGTATGGCGCGGTATGAAACATTACTACCTACCTGCCGAATCATTTTCTCAACCAAGTCCCCTCCTTGATTAACTTCAGCAACGACTCGGTCCGCATTATGGCGATGGTAACAATCTACTGCTGCCCTAGCCCAACTGTCCACAGTCATGCGGCCACTCAAATCTTCAAGCACGTAGAAGTGGTCATCCGTGCCGAGTCCAGCAACAACGATGCCTGTCTCATCGCTAGATTCTTTAGAAGTTACAGCGGGGTCTATTGCAACTACTACGCGCTTCATTGGAGGCGCAGTCTCTCGCCGCGCTGAGTCTATCATGTGCCTAGTCCAAAGAGCACCCGGCAGCTCGTCTAATATTTCAGCATACAGTTCCTGCCTTCCAAGGGATGTCCCATCGTACTTATCCAAGATGTGTTGGAAGAATGTTTCAGCGAGGTTGTCTCTATTGTCGAAAGTCGAACCGCGAGTAGTGGTTGTATTTTTATTGCTTATTAAATCTCTCACAAGTTTAATAGGGCGAGGCGTTGTAGTTACCACACACCGTGGGTCATCTAATCTCAATCCGAACATGAGTTGGTCCCAGGTATCGTAAGCGTAAGTCCATGCGGCGAGTTCGTCACACCATGCCGTGTCATGCTGCGGCCCTCTCAACTGGTCTGGCTTTTCGCTGGTATAGGTATGAGCGACTGCGCCATTCTCCCACACTATGCGCCTTCTGGATGGTTCGTAGATTGGGCGTTCTTCAGGACTACAGCAGGCGAGAATGCCGGAGGGTCCCGTAACCATAACGTCTCGAACGTCTGCCGCAGTCCTACCTACCAAAGCGATGTGCCTAGCCTTTCCTGAGTTAACCCGTTCTCGTATATACTCCGCGCCCGTTCTTGTTTTACCGTACCCTCGTCCAGCAAGGATTAGCCATACTCGCCAATCTGTTTCAGGTATGCGCTGGTCTGGTCGAGCCCAGAAATTCCAATCCCATCTAAGCTCAATGAGTTGTTTCGGTGTCAGGGATTTCAGTATCCTCATTCTCTCTGCTGGCGGTAGTGAAGCGATTGATTGCAGACATGATGACTTCCCTGGCTTCCCTTGCCTGACTTTCGACTTTAATTGCTTCGCCATCTTTCCCTGTAACTTCCTGCCGCATCTTAGGCACAAACATATCTCGGCGACGTTCTAGCTTCCACGCTGCTGCTTGCCACGACCCGTCTCGTGCTGCCTTCTCGATAATAGCAAGCCAGCCCTGGGTAGCTTCACCTTCAGCTTCTTTTATAGCGTCCCGAAAATCCCGGTACCTCTTAGCGTCTCTACGGTCAGAGTCAGCCCACTGCATCCACTTGTAGTACGTAGTCTCGCCAATGCCAGCGCAGCCGCAAGCGTCTCTGACTGGGCAGCCAAGTCTTGTTGCTCTAAGAAACCGTTGCTTCACATCGTCAGTTAACTTTGACCTTCTACCCAATGCTGCCATCTTTACTCTCCTAAGTGCAATGCCATAACCTCAGATCTTAAGCTGTGGTCGTCTCTAAACTTTCCACGCATCTCTGAGGTAATCATCTCAGACTTGTGTTTGTGAACACCGCGAGTAGTCATGCAGTGGTGCTCAGCGTTTACGATAACCGCCACGCCGCGTGGCTGTAAATATTTTACCAGAGCGTCAGCGATCTGTGCAGTCATCTTTTCCTGAACCTGTAATCTTTTAGCGTAGCAATCAAGTAAGCGGGCGAGCTTGGAAATGCCAACCACCCCTCGGTCGGGCAGGTAGGCAATTGTAGCGTGCCCTATGATGGGCGCTATGTGGTGCTCGCAATGGCTTTGGAATGGGATTCTTTTAAGCATGACCAGTTCATCGTAGCCTTCTACTTCATTGAATCGTTTAGATAAGATTTCTTCGGGGTCGTCTCCGTACCCTTTGAACCACTCGTTCCAAGCTTTCAGAAAGCGCTGGGGCGTATCGAGTAACCCTTCCCGGTTGCAATCTTCGCCAATAAACCACAACAGATCCCTTACCGCTTCGAGAGCGGCACTATGCTTAGCCTCTTCGAGAGCTTCCCTTGTCCGGTTGTTTAATGTTTCTTGCTTACTTTCACTCATCGTATGCTCCAGAGTTTGTGCATCTGAACGGAGAGCCGCCACTGTGGGTTTGCGTCTATCAACTGCATGCACCAATCCAGGTTGTCTTGGCGCGGTCCATTTGTGTCAGCCCCCGGTGATAGGTAGCGGTACATGGCACGCAGTTTTGGCTTGGGTATTCCTTGCCTAGTCGAGCGAACATACCGAAGCTCATCCACTCGATTCATCTTTAGAGTATGCTCAGCAGTCTTAGGCGAGCAGCTTACCCAATCAATATGCCCGAGAATCTCTTCTCGTAGGTCGTTGATGCCGTTGGTTTCTATCGCAACATAAAACCCGGCAGCGCTCAACCTCATGACCAAGTCAACATCCATTTGAAGCGTTGGTTCGCCGCCCGTGAGAATCACAGCCTTGCCCTCTAACGGCGCCCCCCAAACCTCTTCTACTTCCGCCACAAGTTCTTCGGCAGTCTCGAACCGTTTATAGACTGAGCGGAAGTCGGTATCGCAATCGAAGCCGTGCTCTTTCTCGACGCACTTTAAATTGCAGCCAGCGAATCTAATGAAGACATTCCTGCTACCGGCACGCATACCCTCGCCTTGTAGAGCGCAGAAGATTTCACTTACGGTATATGGCATGGCAGTTCTCCGTTTCCCACAGAACGACTTTGAAGACTTCGACTTCTGCGCCTAGCATTAAAGTCGGGCAAACCTCTTCGACTAAATACTTCGCCATGTTCTCTGCTGTTGGGTTGGACGGCATCATGTATGACTTGAAGTCTTTGCCGTCGGTGTTAAGTTCAAAGAATCGGCACATCGGCGCGTCGCCAGAATAATAAATAAAGCCGTGGTCCCAATTCTCATCTATCCACCCGCCGACCTTTTGCTTGAGTACGGAGAAATCAATTACCCTGCCGATGGAATCTAGTTCAGGCGCTCTGGCATGAATGAAGGCAACGTAGTTATGTCCGTGAGGATGAGCACACTTAGACTCATGCCTGTGCACTCGATGCCCGGAACAGAATTGGATTCTACGGACACACTCTGCTGACTCATCCATACTTATACCCCTCTGAAGAGTAGACGCCTTTGGCTGGAACGCCCGTTGCTCTCACTCGGTT